CATTTTTACAAGAAAGTATCATGTTTCACCTCTCCACTTTGCTTCACGTTCATCACGCTGCTTCTTTCGTGCAGCCTTCGTCTTCGGGGCCTTCCACGCTTTGACGCGCGCCGCCCTGATCGCGTCCTTCTCGGCCTGCTTTGCCGCCTTCTCCGCCTCTTTCAGGTCTTTCTCAGGCTTGTCCTTCCACTTCTCGGCGAGGGCTTTCACGAGGTCGGCGGCGGGGTCGGTGAGTTTCGTCATGGGAGCACCACCCCTTTCTTGGCGAGATAGCCCTTGAGGTAGGCGTATGCCTGTGCGACCTCGGCGTCAGAGAGGGCTCGGGACCATACCGCAACAGCCGCGACATCCCCCTTGTATAGATAGGTGGCGTATTTTCCGATGTGGTACACGTCTTTCGCATTGAGATTGATCGTTGGGGGGATGTCGGTTGTATTGGACACCCAATCATCGCCGTTCGTCCGAATCTGGACCGAGGTACCCCCGACGAATCGGCCCGTTACGAGTGAATATGCGGTGTTTGAGAGCGGCTGGTTCAGTTTTGCGGATTTTGAGATCGACGAATTCCCGGCAATATAAAACCCAGGCCCGGCACCGATGCCATCTGGATCGATCAGGACAAATGCCCTTAGGGGCATCGTTGTTGTATCTGTCCCAACGATGCCCCCATATGTCAACCCCCTGCCACTTTTGACCGCGACCATCAGGGTCATGCCCGGCGTACCAGCGAGTCGTTTCGCTATCCCGTTGCCGAGAGATACGTAATCGTCCGTCTCAAACGCGAGCCCCTGCCCGGTCCACGTGGGATCGTTGGTGTCCGTACCGAGTTTGCTCCCGAGTGTCCCGATGTTGGGCGGGGCGGTCCATTCTGTTGCGACGGAGCCCTCTTCGAGTTGGAAGCCGTCAACGTAGAACGTCGTGGCGAGAGTTCCGTTGACGATGACCCGCATATTCGCGCACCGCCCCGTCGCACCGGCGGTGAACGTCGCCACAACGCGATCCCACCCACCTGTCGCGGTTAAGTTGACGCTCGCTCCACCCCCCGTCCCGATACCGGTATCAGTCCGCTCGACCAGATTCAGGGCAAGCGTGGCCCCGGCAGTCCCTTTGACATAGACGCTCCCGGTGTACGTCTTCCCCGGAGACAGGCCGTAAGTGTACCACTGGTAATATTGGCCCTGCCCGGCAACGGTCCCGTCGCACACGACTTTCAGCGACCGCGACCCCTGCCAGAACTGTTCGGTCGATGACGAGAGCGTGACGCCTTTGCCCCACGCCGCAAAGGCCGAGGTCGTCCCGTCCTCGCACCCGTTCGCGATGGTTGGCAGCAACAGGTTCTTCCGGGGCCGCGAGTAGTCCATGAGGATCTGCTTGTCCGTCGTCGGATAATAGTCGCCCGGATCGGTGCCCTCGCGGAGTTGCGCACCCCAGAGCCACGCGGTCGCGCCGTCGGCCTGCGCCGCGTTCTTGACCGGGCGGACCGAGACCGAGACGCAGCCGACGGGCACCGTGAACGTGGCGGCGTACCGCGCCCATTCGCCCGTCGCGCCGTACGCGGTCGGGGCGATGATGTCGGCGGAGCCGGTGACGTTGTAGACCGCGTATTTCAGGTCGGTGGCGGTGCCGAGTTTGACCCAGGCGGAATACGTGTACGTCTCGCCCGGCGTGACCGTGACGGACTCGGCGAGCTGCTGCGCCGCGCCGACGGTGAGCGCGATCTTGTCGGCGGTCGTGGTGCCGTCCGGGGCGACGGCATCGTTCGCGGTAATGGCGCAGTCCGTCTTCTCCCACGCCGCGTTGTCAAACTGCTGACTGTACTTCAGCAGGTTCCGGCCCTCGTCGAACTTCCAGTACCCGACGAGCCCGTCGAGGGGCAACCCACTGACTTGAACAATAGGAGCAACACCATCTGACCTCAACCCCGGTCTGGAAAAACCGGGCATCTGCATCTTCATAAATTGCGCTGTCGTCATTTCGGCACCATCTCGACATAGATGTTCAAGTTGGGACTCGTACCCTTCATATCATCAACGAGCAGTTTCACACTACCATAGCCCTTAAGATCCAGAGTGAACATCGGATCTTCCGTTGGATCAACAACAGTCGTTTTAGCACCGGCAAAGAACTTCGTAGCATTGTACTCATTACAAGAGAAGAACGGGCAAAGTACAAGTTCAGGAGTTGTAACCAGGTCAGCAACATCGTACTCAATATACGCCTTCATCGTACATGGACCATTGTACGGGATAGCCTCGATGTGTTCATGTAGATAAGCATGATTTACACTAAAATCAGTATGTGTAGACAACTTACCAGTACCGGCTTTCTTAACGTTAATCTTCCCGGCTCCACCTTCACCACTGATCGTACCATCAGTAGCAATCGTCACACCAGTAGCATACACCGTTGCAGCAGGGACACGCCTGACGTATTGTGGAGATGTGGTGGACGTAGACAGAAACACATCAAAGTACACAGCACCAGTACAGGCAGGAACAGTGATGTCAATCGACCGATCAGCAGTATCGGTAGTAACGGAAACAATATTACTCACACCGGCTGTGCCGCGCTCATTACCCGGTGCAACCGCAACCCCAAACAAAGTAGCAGTTGGAAGCGAACCTGCAACAGAGTTATTCTTCGCTGCCGTAATGGTCGGCACAACGATCTTATCAACAGCAGTCACATTGGACCGGTGTTGTACAGTGGAATATCTTCCCGAAATAGCAACCATGATAACAACCTCGTTGGTTGTTAAAAAGGTCGAAGGGATATAAAAGAGTTATGTCTCTGGGGATGCAATGATACTGTTGTCAATCATCCAAGCGGTTGCACCAAGTTCAGTGGTAAACGGATTACTGTAGTATGTTGCACCATCAACACACTCAAGTTCAACCACATACATCTTAGAGGTCGTATCATATACAACCTCAGCAGTCACTACATTATTCGGGTTAACGTAACAATCTTCTGTTTCAATCCACGCCATTTGTAATCACCTTACTAAGTCTCTTGTCTGTCACATCGTAGTCACCATCGGGGTACGAGAACGGATACTTCGACCCATGTATCCTTGCGATGAACTTCGACTTCTTCCCATCGCGAGTTGCAAATGCACGGATTTGAACATCTGTCTCCTCCATGACATTTCCAATCCACTTGGGAATCTCCTTACGCTGCACAACAGTACCACTATCGATAATCTCAGCCATGCCACAGAAAGACGTATAGATCACACCCTTTGTGGCAGTCTCGAAAGACTTCGAATAGATACTGTTGAGATACTGACGACGAACCTTCCATATATGTTGCGGGACACCTGCATTGAACATCAGACCATTGGACTTACGCATGTACATTTCCATGATCGCATTCAACCGTTCGGTGCCATCAATGATGATCCAATCGGGGATCTTACCATTGATCTTTGCCTTCACATTAGTTGGATCGGCAAAGTCTGCAAGCAACTTCATGACATACAGATATGTATGCTCTGCCGTTTCAAGCATTGTCGGGCCATCGACCTGATTATATAGGACAGAAGCATTAATAACCTTAATGGTTATCGGTGCATTTCTGAGTGCCTTCAGACCCTCCCGTGCGTCAAGAGGACGGTCAGACTTATTGTCGAAACTAAGGACAAGAGCAGTATCACCATCATCCAGTAGCCCGTAGGATATAATCGTTTTTCCATCATTTTTATCACCATACACAAAGAACGTCTTTTTTGTAGTGGTAGATTCTGTCATTGTGCCATTGTCCATGTGTGGAGGTTGGTCATAAATAGAATCAAAGTCAATACTCGACAGAATCTCCTGCTGTTGGCGCATCTTCTTATCGATGAGCGATTCTCGCTTTTCGCCTTCCTTGTTACTATCTCCAAAACCCATAATTCACCAAAAAGATTTACTCGAAGTCCTCAGACTTCAACTCGGTCGCATTCGGCTCAACAGTAGGGATGGGGGAAATCTGCTCGTTGAGCAGGAACCCGATCAACTGACCGCCGGGAACCTTCCCACCGCTCTGCTTGTCCTTCTTGAAGAAGGGAACGAAGACAGCGATGCCCTGAGACTCGACAGCCATGTTCATCACAAGACCATGATCGAGCGTAACGGGCAGGTTGTCATCGTAGTCACCGATAAGATCCGTCAGTTCAATGAAGTCAACACTGGACTTCTCCTCACTGACCACGTTGTAACCGGCAACCATGACCATGTTACAGGCGAAGTTGATCTTCTTCGGCAGCGACGGATCGAAATTGACCTGCTCATTAGGGATATCGTACAGTTCCTCAAAGTCCTTAATCGTCGGGTCAAGGAACTCCTCAAGATCAGCCTGTACCTGATCGTAGGGAACGAACCCACCATCAATCTGCAACTTGGAGACACCGGTGGTGTTGATCTCCCAAATCTCAGTCTCTTTGTGCTTTGCTGCACGGAACTTGTACATCTGTCCCGGCACCGGCAGGAAGCCATTGATGTTCGTGGTGTAGATGATCGTGAAGTTCCTGTTACCCGCGTCATCTTCAAGGATAGCGTACAACTTACGCTTCGGTTCCGATGCAGGGATAACCTTACCATACATCCACTTCTGGTTCGTGGTAGCCGAACTGTGAATGGGCTCACCCTTCAGATTGGTGACACCTGCCTTCTGTGCCTCGGCAATCCAATCGTCACCGTACGTCTGCTTGTAAGTCTCAAGCACCGGCTCGATGTCTTCCTCATAGGTCTTCTTTGCCCAATCAACGGGCTTGTCGAGTCCGATGAAGTACCCTTTGTACCACACGGCATTCGACTTCATGGACGTAGAGTACCGTCCCTTGATGACCCGGAAGATCACAAGTGTCGGAACTTCAAGTCCGTTCTCTTCGTACTTCTTTGCCTCAACCGCAAATTCGGAGTCGTAGTCCTTGCGGGAGAGTCCTGTCTTGGACAGGAATGCATTCAGTTTCTCGTCATAATCTGACATGTGTGTTCTCTACTTTGTTGGTTGTTGAAGTATATATACTTTGGCTATCAGTCGAACATTCCACGGCTTCCCGGCCAATACACTGTCCCCGGCCACGAATTAGGCGAGAATACAACAATGCACGACGGAAAGGGCGCAGGATCAAGGATTTCGTTTCCATGCTTATCATACTTCCGCTTTTCCACCGGTTTTGAAGGGTCATAGAACTTAAGTCTACCGGCGAGGAAGATGACATCACCATGAGCGCAGTAGTTCTGGAACCAGTTAGTGTCGGGTCGTGCAGGTAACAGACAAACAGTAGTGACACCACGTTCTGCCTCTTCCCATGCCTTCTTCACCCATTTCTCGGTCAATCCTCTGCCGTGCGGCGGATTCATGAAACATGTCTTTGGATATCCATGTGACTCACACGTTTGCAACCAATCCTCTTTGAGTCCATCAAACCCTTTGTCGAAGAAGAACCCCAAGTCTGCAAGACAGTTATCTGTCGTACACGCTACATCAACTGAGAAGTCGTACTCCCTGTCGAAGTAGTCATATAACTTACGTGGTGTCTGCCACTCTGTATACTTGGAACTGAAATGTACGTCCATCTTGTCAGGCCGATCCACAATCGACTTTACACCATCTGAAATAACGATTGCCATTTTACACCTCTGCTTTTGGTAAATAACACTGTCCGTTATACTGCTCATTAATCATAGTTGTGAAATACTCTTCCCAATAATCTCTGTTAGTATTTGTTTTTGCATGACACGACGCACATAAAGATACAAACAACCTCGGAGCATCTTCGGCACAACATGAATCTTTACGAAAGTTTACGTGATGAACAGACAGTTTCTTACCTTCTTCTTCCTCTGTCTTTCCACACTCAACACACTTCCTTCCAAAGAAGTCACGAACCCTATCTTTAAACTCTCTATTAAATAATACACAGTACGGCTCAAATGATATACCACCCAACCATCTTGGATGCTTATCCAGTATTCGTGCTTTGCACAACTCACTATGGACCTCACTACTATAACATCCACAGGACTCAGTTCCACCATTCTTTAATCTTGATCCTTTTACAAACGTTGTATTACCACATTCACATATACATTCGTACACTCTGTTACGATATATATCACTATGAGAGTATTTTACAACTGTCAACCTACCATACTTCTCACTAACCTTTACTGATCTCTCAATTGCTATACACCCACACGACTTGATTCTACCACTCTTGAGTTTTTCACCACATACCACACTTGTATTTCCACACTCGCACAAACATTTAAAATATTTTTTATGTTTGTTACCAATATGTGATAACTCAACTACAGTTAATCTACCATATTTTTCACCGGGATTAACACTGCAAATTCCATTCTTTGCCATGTTCTCACTTCACGATCTTGACTTTTCGTGTTCCATCGGACAACGTGACAGCAGCAATCTTGTTCTGAGAAATCAGGACATCGATTACCATCTTCGCCTTGTCGCGTGTTATGCCGAACCTGGTTGCGATGAACTCAGTCATGTCCTTCTCGGACATCTGCATACCAATCTTGTCGGACTTGACAAGACTCTTGTAGTACGCCATTGCCATCGTGTTGTCGAACGTCTTCATATTCTTCTTCAGGAAGAACCCAACAGAGTCCATCGTCTTGATGAGAATCTGAGCAGACTGACGAACATCATGTTCCGTAATGTGAGTACGGTAATTGATGATAGCGAACAGGGCAGACATCTTGAGGATGTTGACCGTCAGACGGGAAATCATCGAATTCCACACTTCACGCTGACCGGACGCAAGCGGAAGGATCTCACGTAGTTCTGCAATAATCTCCTTGATGACAGGAGCAGCAGACTCATGAATGTAGATGCTCTCGGTGTTCTGGTGGAATTCACGAAGGGAGTCAACTTCTGCGAGGATGAGTTTGTTGATCTCCTGATTGCGCGTGATGCGGATGTTCTTCTTCATCTCGGCTTCAGCAACATTGTGCTTGAACGTCGGAACTGCATCCACGATACGGTTGATGATATCGGTACGCTGATTCTCGTTCTCCTCAGTGATGAAGACAATCATCCTCTGTAACAGTCCACGACGAAGCAGAGTCTCCTTGAACTGTTCGAGGAAGTACGATGTGATGATAACACTACAGTTGGGGTATCCCTCGACATTTCCACCGACGAGCGAGTTGGTGATCTTATTTGCAGCAGAACCGTGACGATTCATTGCCTTCTGAAGAATACGCTGTGCGCCTTCTGTTGCAGTGTTGGTCTTCAGAACGTTCTCACCTTCGTCATAGACGATGAGATCGTACGTCACCAGAACAGACGGTACTACGGGATCAAGATACTCAGGATCGCCGGGATTGGATTTTGTCTTGGTGTTGCGCTCGACCTTCTTCTGATCGATACTCCCGGTAAGCACAGCATCCGTATACCGATCAAGGTAGTACGAAGACAGTCCGGTAAGTTCAGCAACTTCGGTGAGGATATCGTTACCATCCGACTTGCCTGTACCAGACGGCATGATGAGACACACATGGATACGCATATCCTCATCGACACCCTTGAAGATGGTGATATTCTTGAACAACTGAGATACCAGTGCGAGGAAATACAGATCGCGTGGGACATCCTGATGGACGATACGCATATCCCATTTCTCACGCCACAGATCCATGAGTGTCGTGGTGGTATCAGGCACGATACCAAGTTGTATCTGTGTGGTCGTGACCGGTTTGTTCAGAACCTCCCTCTCTTCAATGACCTTCCTGTTCATCTCCTGAAGGTCAACCCTTCGATGCATCCGAACGATATCATTGATCAGGTCTTCGGCTGACAGGTTATCATTCCCGTACACCTCGATGAAACTCTTACCAGCGTGTACCTGATTACACAATGAGTTTGCAGTATCTTTGAGTTTCGTATAAGAGTACGAATTATACATCTTACGCAACTCTTCGTAGCGTTCTTGCATACCCTACAAAATGTGATGGGTATAGATAAAAAGGTATTGCCCAACCAACTTAACCTGAGCAAGAAACGACAGCCTGACAGAGAGCAATAAACTCTTCGCGTGTATACGAATTCTTCATCGAATTAACACCCCAACAGGCTAAAACGACATTATCTTGGGTGTAGCCTTTATTTGAATCTACCCGATCCACGGACACGGTATATAAATCATTCCGGTTGTAGGTCATGTCTATTCCCGAATAGAAGCATTTCCCGTCCTGTAAGTTCCATAGTTCCAAAAGGAATTCTGGAGTAAGATTAAATTCCATACCTTTCTTCCGCGCACGACCACGGGCTTTCTTGCACCTGAGATACAGCACTCCCTCAAGCGTATCAAACCTGTAATCATACATCTGCTTATTGTGAAGATTGACACATTCGCGGCAGATGTTACGAAACTTACCATGCTCTTTTGAAAAAAACTTTCGATTTAATGGGTAGGTCTTGCCACACTCAGGACAGGAACGAACTTTATTCCGTGACATACACAAAAAAGGGGTTTATTTACTTTTATACCTTCTTGTTGGCTCGCTCCTGTTTCCGCTGAGAACGCTCGGTCTGCAACTGTGTAGACGACTTACCACCTACTTCGGGGCGACCCTGTTTCTTGATCGCCTCAGCCTGGATTTTAGCGTTAAACTGCTGCTGCTTGTCCATGTTTGCCTGTTGCTGCTCACGATTCAACTGTGCCTGTTCGACCTGAATCTTCGTCGGGTTCACACCATTCTCCGGCGGCTTCTCAAGAGGCTTGATGTCGATCATCTTGCAGAACTGCTCGTAGTCGATCAGATCGTTAGTGTATGCTGCAATGAGGTCTGCAAGCGGAATGGACGGAATAGCGATATCTTCGAATACAAGTTGAATCTCGTCCTGCCACTTCTCAGCAAAGGATTCGCCCTTCAGTTTGATTGCCCTCGGACGAATGATCTGATCGTTGATCATTGACGCAAACTCGTCCTGCATTCCTTCCAAGACCAAGATACGCTCAGATTCAGAAATGTAGCCCGATGCGTAGGTATTCCCTTCCCCCTTACCCATCGTAATCGGGGAAGCCATCAATCCTACCTCGATATCATTCTCAAGCGATTCCTTGAAGTCAGTAACGGACAGGGAGTTACCACCGGTATCAAGAGTCTTGATCTCACACCCAGCAGACACGATATCTTCGTTCTCCTGCAACATGGCGTGTTCTACCTTCATCATGTTCATGATCTCGATGGCTTCTTCAACGTTACCATCAAGAATCATCTGCTCAAGAATCTTGTAGTTGATGTTGTATCGACCGTTACCATACTTCTTGACGTACTTGGCAAAGCCTTCCACAACATCCATATACTTGTTGAAGATATCCACGACCGATTCAAGCAGAGAGATACCGTACAGACCGTACGTGTCACGCTTCTTGATATCCTTCTGAACGTAGTCGTACGGATACAGAGCAACGTACACAACATCTTCAGGATTATACTTCACTTCAAGTTCATCGTCACCCTCATTCACACGGAATTCGGCAATCGGTGTCGAGAGTACCATACCTTCAGCAACCGCCGGATCATCAGGATTAAACCCTTCGGGGATGATGGTCGTCTTCGACATAATGAGAGGTTCGAACGACATGTTCTCTGGTTCCGACTTTCCATCCTCATCTTCCCACCGGGCAACGAATGTACCGTTACGAAGAGTCAGCCGAACAAGCGTACGAAGTTTACTTCCGAAGTTGGTTCTCTTTGCCCATGCCTCGAAGTCTTTCACCAGTTCCTCATTCTTGTTAGCAGACTCAAAATGATACTTCTTACAGAGTGTCAGTGAAGTCTTATGAAGAGGGACGAACACATGAGGTGACATCAACGTCATTTGTTCGTACTGAACAAACTTATTCTCGTTATCAACACCAGTATACCCACCAACCGTTGTTGATCTATTAATACGCTGAAGTTCAGTCGCACCCCCAACATATCGCTTAAGTTTCTGTACAATACTCGCCATGTGTATATAAAACGAGGCGAAGTAAAAAAAGGTATCCTATTTCAACCGACTATCTTCTCTCTGCACTGGTTGAAATCTGATGCCTTTCCACTCAAGTTTGTATCCCCAATCGAGTAATAACTCAAGTATGTCGATGTGCTTTGATTGTCGCTCATCTTCAGGGATGACTTCGATGCAAAAATCATACAATTTGTAAGACTCATACCCATTCGCTTTCAACTCCTCAAGTTTTGCCTCAACCAGAGAAACCAACACTTCACGCTTCATCGCCACGGCCTCCCCGGATGGGTGGGATGAGCAGGCTGACTGTTCTCAGCCAACCGTGTCATCCCCGTTATAAGTCCTGCCGGGTCCATCTTACCGGACGACTTGCCGAACGCAATCTTGGTAATTCCCTCAAGTGCGTCAGGTGCGTCATCATGGTTTCCGGCGGGATACATGTTCAACTGCTCAATAAATGTCTGATACGCTGACTCCCAATCCTGACGGAACATAATCTTACCGGAAGTGTAATACGGCTCAAGACCTTCGATACGTACTTCCTTATTCTTCATGTTCCGATACTCGATGATAGGAATACCTTTCTCGCGGAAGAAATTAGTGTACAGTGTCTGAAAGCCGTTTGCTTCCATATACATAACATGCACATTGTACAAATCCATCATCTGTTCGGCAATCTTCGCCGCCTTCTCAGGAGTGGTAGTATTGGACATGAAGACATCGCGGATGTACAACCGCTTCTCCCATATCGTACCAATGATGATGACCATGTAGTCACCCTTCTCACTCCTACCAAGCGAAGGATCACAGTATGCAATTGTCTTCGAACGTCCCTTGAACTGATCTTCTGACTGAGGGCCGTAATCGGTGTAAGTGTGCATCTTTTCCAGTGGGAACAACTGAGTCTCGGTAGGCACACACTTGTTCAGGTACTGGGCATAAAATTCAACAAGTCCCTTTTCGATTTTCAGTGATGCAATCTTGTTATCCGTCAGAATAGTAGGGAATAACGTCTTGCCCGTTACATCATCGACTGCTGCTTCTACCTCAATCGAGTATTTTTGATCCTCTGGTAGTTTCTTGTTGACATCAAAGATACGCTGATACACATCATCAAAATGCCACCTAGTTCCCCACACACCCAGGTAGCCATCCGGCTCCAGAATGGAGATAACGTCCTTGTACCATCTCCAATTTTTCTCACGTTTTGCCTGAGATTCACGATCTTCAGAGTTAACAATATCATCACAGAATATAATATCATAATGCTCAGAAACAAGTGCCGACAATGCACCTTTTGCCTTAATTGTTGGTTCCTTACTAATACGTTTCGGAGTTAACCACAATTCTCCATGTTTGTCTGAACGCACAGGATTATACCCAAAAAACTCTATTATATTCTTATTATCCCTAAAGTGTGCAGATATTTCACCAAGCATCTGAGATGCTAATTCCTCAGTGGCCGATGCAATCAATATACGTTTAGTAAACTGCCTATTGTTATCTAACCAATCCTGCATTAACAACTCCACACACTGACTAACAGTGAATAGCGAAGTTTTGTACGTGCCTCTTGGCTTTAACTTTAATATACGTTTGTGGTGTAGTCTTTGCTGCTCTAAATTGTCTGCCCATACACGATGTACAACATCATCCATTTTGCTATAGTTGAGCATATATTTTGAAATGTTGAAAAGAGAGAGTGGCACTCCATGATATTCATATCCTAACATGAAGTTATTAAAGATTCAAGTATATTTAAATATTTTGTTTTGGTAAGTAACATTTACCACCATACTTATCATTAATCAATAATGTAAATCTATCTTTCCAGTAATCACGATTAAAGATTGTTTTATTATGACATGATCTACATAATGCAACAAACAATGGTATAGAATCATCACAACATGTTTGTTTATTAAAATTTACATGATGTACATCAAGATTTCTACCATTTTCTTCCGCTGTTTTACCACATTCAACACACACATTACCAAAAAAATTTCTTACTCTATTTTTAAATTCATCATTAAACAATATACAATACGGTTCAAATGAACTACCATTATTCCAATTTGGATGTTTATCTCCTTTTAACGCCTCGCTAATTTTTCTACGTGTTTCTTCAGGTGCTTTCCATCCACGCTTTTTGGTATTTCCCTTTGCAGCATCACTCATCTTTTTCCTACTTTCTTTACTAAATGTTCTCCCTTTCATTTTTTCACTCATGTATTTTTTATGTTCTTCTGTATGAGTATGACCTTTCATTGACATATTATGCTTCCTTCTTACCTGTAATCTGTTTTGGTTGCACTACTTCTGCATCAATAATAGGAACTTTCTTCACCCACTCAGGGACGACGACAGTTGTATTCATGTCAACGAGTTCTCCTTCCAGTTTGGACTTGAGGGTAATCAGATCACGCTTCTCCTTAAGGAGTGACATGAACTCTTTTGTTTCTCCCTTGCCAGAAACGATCATGTTGCGTTCCAGTATCAAAATCTTCTTCAGGGCATCCTTCACCAGATCAAGATTGGTGGTGTCTGCTTTAGTCAGCAGAGTAAGAGCGTAATTTTCTTCCTCGTCGTCAACCACGAACACATGAGTAATATGATCGCGGAGTTGTGCTTCTTCGATAAAGTACCCGGAATTCTCCATGTTGGCAAGCATCTCACCAACAGTCATGTTACAGGAGAAGATCATCGGATCTATCTTTTCACTGATCTCCGCATTTTGACATGCCATGCACCCACGCACGTTCATGTTAACGATATGCTTTGTCATTCTGCCTTTACCATAGCAAGAACAATCCGTTCAAACTCGTTGATAAACTGTAGATAAGTTTCGAGTTGTTCAGTCTCGATGACGTTCTTAATCTTGTCCATCGTGCCAAGAGAGTTAAAATCAACACATTTAAGTGTCGCCTGTTTATCTATAACCCGCTGACGCACCTCAGTCGTGTACTCACGCACTTTCGCTGCTTCGATCATCGTTCACCTCTACTTGCTGCTTTCTCTTTCTCCGTATAACATTTTCCACCATATTGTTCATCTATCATAGTAATAAAATGTTTCTCCCAGTAGTCTCTATTAGTGTTTGTTTTGCTATGACATGAAGCACAAAGAGGAACAAACAGGGGGATAGTATCATCACAACAGGTCTGCTTGTTGAAGTTTACATGATGCACGGAGAGTTTCTTACCATTATCCTTTTCCATCTTTCCACACTCAACACATTTTCTTCCAAAGAAGTTGCGAACTCTTTCTTTAAACTCATTATTAAACTTTACACAATAGGGTTCAAATGACTTACCACCTTTCCACATGTGAGATTTTTCCCCACACTGAGCATCGTGCATTTTTTGTTTTGTTTGTTCTGTTAATTTCCTACCTTTAAGAGCATTACTTATATTTTTACGGTGTTCATCAGTCTTTCGTTTTCCCTTTGCAGACTCACTCATTCGTTTGCGTGTTTCTTCAGAACGCACACTACCAGAATTTGCAACACTTATTTTCTGTTTTGCCTCTTCGGTATGCCTATAACCAACTCTACCTCTCGACGCATTTCCAATTTTTTGTTTGGCTTCATTGGACAGTTTTCTTCCTTTGTTCTTTATACTTATTTTTTGTTTTGTTTCTTCTGAATGCAACTGCCCCCTTAACATATTTCATCACTGTGTTCCTGTTCATTCTTCTCTTTTCTTCTTTTCATACCATCGCTAATGTTCTTACGATGTTCAGGAGATAACTTTTTCCCACGATACGGATGATATCCGTTCAACTTTGACTCTTTGATCCGCTGAATAACCTCAGGAGGACGAGGATCGCGGTTTGCCTTCTCGCGCATAATACGCTTTGTCTCTTCAGAGTGATGGGAACCTTTCTTCATGTAGTATACATGGGTTCCATAAGTATATATAATTAGGGGTGGGAAGATTGTTCCCATCTGAGGAAGGGAATCTTCCACTAAGTTACACAGACATTATTTTTACCGATCCTATTAATCATGAGAATGACGCCGTTGATCATAAGCAGGATAAACACCTGAAGAACAAACACATCCGGACCAGTATAACCAATCATCGAGATGAAGATACCGGCAACGATCCAGAGGAACCACAGATAACCAAAGACAATGGCTACAACAACAAACACAATGATAACGAATAGGAAAACCCCGTACTTCTCCATCAACTTATCAAAGTCAAACATACACTATAGGATTAACGTGTGAGTGTATATACCTTTGGATTAAGTTTTCTCTTTATTCTGTCTGCGGGACTTGCACCCGCGACACCGCCTCGAAAGGGCGGTAGGATTGCTACTACCCCAAGACAGATCAAGTTTGGGTATTTGGTAACGGAGATTGTCCAACTACCCTCCGAATGCTTTTATCGGGGCTATCATTCCGGCAGCACTTATGGAACAGTGCTGCAAACCCACTGTTGACGGACAGGCTGAAACCGTTGCTTACAAAGTCTGTCTGATTTCCTTTCGACAAACCAGACCAAACCCGACAGGTCAGATGCTAGCCTCTACCTGTCCATGTATCCGACCGGGATCGAACCGGTGAAGCCCTACGACAGTCGCTCTTGAGGCGAGCCCCTTTGACCACTTGGGTACGGATACTTACATGCCCACCCCGATTGCACACAGGAGAGCCGATTCTTGACGGGTACACTGGTCGGATGGTGAGCCTGTAACTAAGAATAGGACTCAAAAGTATATGTAGTTTTCGATTTAGCCGTAGAATCATTTCCTGTTACGCTTCCTCCATTCGTCAAGTTCAACGATGTTCAACTTCTCCATGATGTCATCGATTTCTTTCTGTACGATACAGTACTTCTGTTTGTACGGACACCGCACGTGACCTTTGATGTGACAGAAGCACACATGGTAAATAATCTGCTCACCCTTTTCGTTATATTCGAAGCGAGGCAGAGCATGGGTACACTTACTTACTGACATGAAAAAAAGAAAGGAGGGAGTGTATTTAATAATTGTTACAGATAAAAATAGGAACGCTGTACCTTTGGGAACAGTTTCTTCCTCATTTCCTAACAATCATCATAGTCACGCTGCGTCATGAATTCTTCACAGTACGTGTCGGCGGGGAAGTACGTATTATGCTTCGCACAGTGTAACTTGAGCATCTTGCATGTCTCAGACTCCATCTTGGAAAACTCGTCAAGACCCGAATGCATACAGGTAAGACAGCAATAAAGTTCGTCAATCTTCGCACCGGAAGGATATGTGACCTTCTCGTACAGTTCTTCGGGGATTGCCACCCAACAACTTTTACAACCCATACTACTCACCAAGTAACCGTTTAATCATCGTTGCGAGGATAAGTGCTTCGTGACGACCGAGTGCAAGCATATGACCATCGCGGGAATCAATAATGATGATACTCCCGTCATCATAGACGGCGAGAGATGCACCACCACCACAGTATGCACGATTAATTACTTCAGGCATTCTTCATCCTCAGAGGACTCTTGCACTCAGCGATACACTTCTCACTACCATACTTATGGTTGCAGAACCCACACTTCGGATTGTTGCGCGAATCACAGGTCTTGCAATGCGAGGCGTCACAGTCGCCGCATATTTCAATCATGGTATGCTAAAAGAGTGGGTGTGAAAAGTATATATAATTTTGGTTTAGAACCGAATGTCATCGAACTCGTTCGTAAAATATGGCGAGGTATACCACTTACCGATAGGAGTGAACGGGCTAAACGGCTGAACCGGTGGGAGATTAATCACAGTCGTCTTCGGGAGAAGTGCAACCTCTTCCTTCAGACCGATGAGAATCTGCGTAAGGTTTGTAATCTCCTGATTCAGCCGGTTCAACTCATGCTCTGCCTCACACTTACAGCAATCCTCACAGGGAACCAGTTCTTCAAGTTCAACAAACTCTTCGGTAGCCTCTTCAACATCAGTCTCCTCGATGCAGTCAATCAGATTGGTGTAGATGTTCACGATAAGATTCTGCAATGCAGGAGACTGTAAGGTCTTGTTCTGTTCACGAAGACTCTTAATCGCCTCGATGACGGTCATAAATGCAGCATCGTTCATATCTAAGAGTGGGAAGTGTGGAGTATTATACCTTTGCATTGTTCTTTGACTTTTCCTTATGTCTACGCTTTACAGATTCAGAAATCTTCTTCTTCGTTTCCTCACTCATGGGCTTTCGTTTCTTACCTGCTATCGACTTGCTGATGTTCTCGTTATGCTCTTTCGTGTGCTTCTTCCCCGTCAGTGCATCTCTGATCTTATTGCATGTTTCCTTCGAACGCACCACACCTGTCAGGGCGATGGATATCTTCTCTCGTGTCTCCGGTGACTGTGTAAATCCACGATTGGTGCGACGAGACATAGATGTAATAATCTCACGCATCTCCTCTTCGGTCAGGTTGTCGGGGATATCGTAGTTCCGAATATCCTTCTCAAATGGAATAAACTTTCTCTTTTTTACGCGAGGATCGTATTCATCCTCGTCGTCACTCTCTATGGTTCCGACAAGTTCATCGGCAGTGATGATGTCGTGTGGTGCTTCGTACACACACCCACTTTCTGCCAAGATATCGTGGAGAAGTTCAGTAGGATCGTCACTCATGCACATACCATTTGTCTCAAGAGTATATAGACATGACGTAGAAAATTGGAAAAAATTTGAAAAAATTGGAAAAAATTGGAGAAAATTTGAAAAAATTTGAAAAAATTGGAAAAAACTCTTAGTGTAAATTGGAAAAAACTTTCGGAAAAATTGGAAAAAACTTTAGATAATTTTTTCCTCCGTTAGTCTAACCGTATGCTGATCACTATTATCGTACCATTTGACAGTATCAGTTAAGGTATTTGTTTCATGGTCATAAACAACCATCTGGATCATCACTCCACTGCCTTCGAAGTAATGGTATGCGGTATCGAGTACTGTACGGATTCGCTTCATACTAGAAATTGGTGTTCCAGTATGATATTTGTTACCGACTTTTCCCTCCACTGGTCGGCAAGGTATTTAAGCAAATCTTCCTTGTTTGTGCAGATGTGCATGTTGAACATATCAGTGATGAGGTCGTCATCGTCATTTGTATTGATGAATGTAATACCATGCATCTTCTGACACATTGCACTATACCCCATCAGAAGTAACGTCTGTGTCATCGGTATCTTTTCTGCAAAGACAAAGATGCCATGAGTAGACTCCTCCATTATTTTCATTTCCTCGACAAGTTCATTACTGTCAAGTCTTTGATACTCGTTACCGTACGAGTAGACAGCACCGCGTCTTGTAAGTATTTTGTTTACATCGAGAACCCATGCGGCAGATTCACCGACATCAAACCCACAGCAGTAGACGCGAATGCTGTGAGAGAGATATGCGAGGATTTCATACGAGTTATGGTTATATAACTCCAATCCCTCTCTCTGCAATCTATTATTAGTGTATATACTATTTATATCTACTGTTATAACTTTATTTAAATTTGTACGTCCTGTTGACGTTCACATTCCCGTTAGGTGTATAGAGGCATCGCATTCCCGATCTCTGTATAGTAGCCCCTATCCCTCCCCCCTCCCCTCCCCGGTCGGCTGTTCGCCACCCGACGAACTGTTCGGACCCTGGCGAACTGTTCGGACCTGGGCGAATCGTTCGCTGCCTTGCGAATGTTCGTCTACCGGTGAACTATTCGGTAATTCCGAATAGTTCGTTTTCGACCGAATGAAAACCAACGACAGGATCGGAACAGGGGTATCGGTGGATTCAGGGACGGGACGAACGAATAATAGATGAAGAATAAAACTGAGAGTATCCAGGCTAACAATCAATACGGTTGCCAGAACAAGGGCGAGTAGCACCTGATACACAAACAAAGGTCACCGTGTAGTGGTATATAAACCACCGGTGCAAATCGACAGGTCTATATACTATGCTCCCTTAACTAGTAGTAGCGCAAAACGCGCAGGACGAACCATGACAAACATGACGCACCGGACAATTCGCACATACACTCTGACGAGTGGTGCAGAGATTGTTAATGCGTCAAATGTTTGTTCTGGAAACAACTTCGGTAAGTATATATAGTTTCGAAGCATAGATAGTAGTGTGGTAACACACAGCCCCAAAGGTTGTGTGAAACCACTGATGAACATCTCGGTAGAACAGGGGTCTGGTGCCGGGATGGGATGGAGGCGAACCAAACACAATGCTGTGTCTGATTTGCCCGTAAGGGTCAGTTTGGGCATGAACCTATGCACCTGTATGGTGATGGGTCGCCCGGACTAACAATACTCTACCGGGCATCTAACGTTCACAGCACAAGTAAACTGAGGAGACTAGACATGGCAAAGACAATTCCCGGACACAGGGAAGAGACAGTTACGCTGACTCTTCACAACTATGACTCGCTCGACAGCCTTCTCGCTCAGATTCAGTGGCCCAAGTCACTGACTCTTGGAGAATCGACCTATCGATACTCCGAGAATGAGATGACGCCCGTGCAGATGAGCCTTGGTGACTTCCGCATCGAGAAGGAGTATTCTACTTCCTTCCGGTCGGGGGAGAACACTTGGTATCTTTGTACATTCTACAACCGGTTCGGCATCAAGATTCAGGAATACATCCGTGACGATGTGTTCGAGAACATGCCGTATACGGTGTGGATGGTAGACCCGAAGAATAACGACGGACGCCATTATCTCTGGTGTGGACATATGTTCCGCACAGAGGAAGAGGCTCAGGCATGGGTCGATGCATATCAGGAGACAATCACCCCCATTCCGGTGGAAGGGGAGTGAAATACCAACCTTTATTACCTCACAAACCATATACAGTAACTAAAGGAGTGAACTAAAACATGGCAAACAACAGCAAGGCAGACAAGGTTCTTCGAAACATTGAGAAGATCCAGAACTGGAACGGCGACGACATCAACGACATCGTTGATGCGGTCGATGTGATCAAGGCGAACGGTGGCGACTATGACCTCGCCAAGAACCCGAAGACGATCCCTGATGCATTCGAGGATGTCTCTGAGGTGGAGAACATTTACGCGATTGACGCCGATGGGAACATTCTCTACACGGACATGTCTGCCGGGACGGTTCAGGCAATCCGTGAGCGTCGCCACAGGGAGGAGATTGGTCTGGCTCCGGTTGATGATCTGCTCGACTTCCTGAACGGAATGCAGAAGGACTACAACACCATGCTCAGTGACGAACTGGATCGCATCGGTCGGCGCGGCAACAAGACTTCGGCCCGGTCACAGACCTACGACGAGGTTGTGCAGGTGCTTGACCGTGTAAAGAGTGCAGTCATCGACACGGCTGAGAAGATGGAACAGGCTCTCGCCTGAACCATCTGTTTGGACAGGTTCAACGGTGACAGGTCTATGGAGGAGACTATCTACATTCCTTCGGAATGTGGTTAGTCACCTGTTGAACGTCGAACATTGATTTATGCACGGAAAGTCCAGTAATGGCAAAGAGGGAGAGTGGTTAAAATGTGATTATAACTTAACTTCCTTAACGGTTCATTGGTTCTTAAATTCCATTTCGTCCTCCCCGACTCTAACAGGGTGTGGTTCCCCTGACATTGTTGGATTCACCGAGGGTTGAGCAGCACTTCTGCTCCCCTCACCTATAACTTCTTATGAAGCATCCACCCTGGATAAAGGGTGGTATATATTTCTTAGCGATTACTGATTGAAGGACGTAGTATCGCTCGATGGCTATAAAATTTATTGTTGACTTATGGCAGAAAAGACGACTGTTTACGATGTCATTCGTGATCGGATGATTGATACGATTGACAAGGAAGGCACTCTTCCGTGGGCACGGAACTGGAGACTGAAGAATGATCTCGTCGGGTGCGGCACTGACAAGAACGGACGCCTGATTACAGGACCGGTCAATATCATCTCCCGCGCACAGTATACCGGCATTAACATCGCTCTCCTCTCTGGCTGTAGCAGTCCGGTCTTCGGCACTTTCAAGCAGTGGAGTGGACTCGGATGCACACTGAAATACCAAGTGGACAAGAACGGCAATCCTCTACTGGACGACCACGGCAAACCTATCCCGCCCAACCGATACGTCTGTGTCTTCTATACAAAGGCTAAGGGTAAGCGGATGGTGCAGGACAAGGATGGAAGTGAATCGGAAAAGGATGTCCGATACGCACTGCTCCGGTATTACGGACTGTATTCGATTGATGATGTCAACCTGACTCCGGCAGCAGAACGTCTGATGGACCGGATGCGAGTATCGAAGGATCAGGTGAAGACAATGGTGGGTAACGGGACCGTTACGGACTATCATACACTGGTCGAGTCAATCACAAAGAAACTGGACCTTACCGTGAAGTATGGTAATCCCGCCAACGTCCCGCACAATAGCCATATCTACATGCCTGATACGGACGAGTATCAGGATGGAACAGGATACTACTACTGTCAATCGTTCCTGCACGAACTATCCCATTGGGCAGGGAACCCTGCACAGATGGACAAGGCATCAATCAAGTCCAATCGACCACTGGAAGAGATGGTTGCGGAGATTGGTTCACAAATGCTGCTGAACGTCCTCTGTATCAGGCACGACATCGACGTTGCAACCATTGATACGGACAACTCTGTAGCCTACGTGCAAGGATGGAGGAACCGTCTGAAGAGTGAGCCGAACACAATCAACCTGCTGATGAAAGCCTGTAGTGAGGCTCAGAAGCGTTCTAACTACATTCTTGGCAGGTTGTATCCAGATGATGCAAATCTGTCGGGAGAAACGCAATAGATTTTTATTCGACTGACGTTATCCAGGTTGGGTGCAGATCGACAAGTCTATATAGTTTCGAGTCCAAGATAGTAGTAGAGGAAGCACAATGGAAACAACAACCAAGATACCTGCACCGGGGATGGACCTTTACCATTTCCGGGTTTCGCTGAACATCGAGGACTATGACTTCAGTGGACTGACGCCCAAGTATGAGGCTCAGTATCGGTCGAGCATTCTCCGACACATTGAGATGATCAATGACGAGAAGGCTCGCAATGCTGCACTGGACATGCGGTGGCAGTATTCGCTTGAGTCGCATGCTGCATCAAACTACGGCATTGACATGATCCATTACATCGTCCGTCAGATGATCGGGGTTAAGGGGATGATTGCAAAGGGGTGGCTTCATGACTGAAGTTCTCTTTTTCGAAGAGGCAAAGACACAGGTGACTGTGACCGAATACGGTGTGGTTATCGATACCATGCAGGGCAGGGTCTGCCTGTCTCAGAAGGATGCACAGAAGATGGCTGAGTGGCTTGTAGCACTGAACTACGGGGAGGTTGGACCACAATGAATCAGAACTTCAAGAAAAACCGATGCCTGCATATGCTCTCATGGGGGAATGGAGGACCATTCTTCCGGTTTGACTCTGAAGGGGGCATGACCATCCATGAGAATGAACTGGGTGCGTCAGTCAGACTGACTCAGGAGCAGTGGGTTGCTCTCTACAACCACCTGCGCTATGAGGTGGGTGACAAGGACGGGAGGATAGTGTATCCATGAAGAATCAAGAGATTGGACACAAGGCATCGGTAGCCTACTTGGAAGGGCCAAACCTCTTCCATGTGGTTGTGTGTGATGGGAAGGATATCCTTCTCTCGCGAGATGAAGCGTTGAAACTGGCAGAGTTCATCGGTAGTATACTTGAAAGTAACCAACCTGGACAAGTGATTCGGAGGTAGACGAATGATTGAAACAACGGTAGACAGGATCAACGAGAAGAAGAACACTCTTCTTTACGTTGATGATGGATTTGCGACCATTCAGACAACTGGTGGTCAAGTAACGATATCGCACAAGGATATGCACAGACTGATGGACAAATACTGTGAGCGGTTCAATGAGATGGTGTGTAGTGAGACAGAGAACGCACTGCAAAAAGCGTTCAACGTGGATGTGGAATCCAAGTGCAAAATCTTCACACTGATGGGCGGTAAGTTTGCTATCGCTAGCATCTTCGGGCTGTCTCTCGGTGACAATGGATCGCACAGTGGCCGACAGGTAGATGTCATGATTGGACCGGCGCAGGCACGGTTACTGTTACGTAAACTGAACGAGTATGCCAAGAATCTTGGATGGATGTGAGATAAATGCAGTGTGGTATGTGTGACGGAGAATTACAATTTCTCGGTCAGATGGGGCAGAAAATATGGTTCCGATGTCGGGCGTGTGGTATGGATCAGAGTGATGATGCAGACAACTGGGTTATTGTTAGGGATGAAGACGGAGAGATAAGATGGTAGATGAGACAGCAGTTGGTGGGGAATGGTGCAAGGACTATTGCCCTTACCGTTCGCAGAAGAACTGCAAACTGTTCGACAGTGAGAAGGACTGTTACGTAGACAACAACAGGAAATACTTCAGGGAGAGTGGATAATGGAAGATGCGAAGTTTGGTGTCTGTCCTACCTGTGGTGTGGATGTCACCAGAAGGACGACATACCAGTTTCCAGAGGACTTTGGACAGAAGGCCAATACGTATGTGTTCTGCTCTTACGATTGCATGACATCGATGCTCTACAAGCATCTGCGCGTATCGAAGTATGTGGTAGAACAGAAGGAAGAGAAGAAGGAAGAGAAGAGTGCAGGTGGGTGGTTCTGATGTATCTTTTTGAGATGCGTGAGACTATTACTCAGAAGGATAATGATCTAAACTTTGTCCAAATGATCAAAGAGGTTCTACTGCCGATTATCCCTTCGCCCGGAACCGTGCTCTATCTCTCTCATCTTGACGGCACCGAATTCACCGTTGATCATCTGGAGATTATGACTCCTGATGAGGATAACTACGAAGAAGAGGAAGAGGATTGGTATTCGTTCATCCTGCACGGCAAGATTGAATTCGGACCAGAATACAACTTCGAAGAGAGGTTGAAAGATTATGTCAAATACAACAGAAATGGTTGGGCAATGGAAAGGTTCGACTAGAACAATGTGTAAGAATCAAACCAACAAGTCTATATACTTTCCAATCCAAGTAAGTAGTAGACAACACTGATAGCCCGGAGGGTGACAGTGGTGTCAGGAGAGACAAAAATGGTAGACATCAAGTATGACAACGAGAACCACGGAATGCCTGTGGTTCACTGTGCAGGTTGCACTCACACCATGCAGCACCATGAGCGTGTGTGGTTCCTGTCTGTGCAGGACACGAAGATCAACGTCCCCGGTGTAAAGGTGACTGCATACGAGTCTCCGGGCTTCTGTTCGTTAGAGTGCCTGTTGGCATGGGTGGGCAAGAACATTCAGGACGAGATGGTGGAGTGTCTGGATGACAACAGTTGGCATGGAGGTGAGGAGTAATCATGCAACAGGAAGAACAGGAAGTGATTCGTGGAAAGAACGGAAAGGAGTGGGAGGAGAAAGATAACACCATTCTGGTGTATGAGGATGGTTATGATAACCCCATCTGCGTGGTGCGAACGAAGGACGCAATCATCTTCAACCTGATCATGCATAGGTTCAGTGTGGACAAGAAGAAGCGTGAGGAGAATGGTGAGAGGGATAGTTGTGTGGAAGTGACTGTTACGGAACTGAAGCACTTCATCGACAACAGGAGTAACGTAAAGGGCTTCGAATATATGATGTGGAATATCACTGGTGAGGAGAAAGTATGATTACGGTTATCGGCAACACTCTGTTCAATGAGAATGGAGAGTGTGATGGGATGGGCATCGAGCCCATCATCATCATCAAGCATTCAGAAGTGGACGTTGGAAAGATCGAACAGATTGCAGAGGAGTTTACCAAGTTGAGAAACTTCTACAATCGTATCAGGCTGATTCAGCAGGGATTGTATGTGTATGGTCCCACCGATGCAGAGAAGGATCGTGCAGAGAAGTTGAACGAAGAGGGTATCAGTCTGTTACCAGAGAGAGAGGACAGACTGAGCGTATGGGCTAAGAACTACTTCATGAATCGAGCATTCGTAATGGGTATCAGCATGGACATCATGCAGGTTGATGATGTGGTGTCAGTATGAGCAACATGAAGAACTACCGGGCAATTGGTGTAACGGACGAGAACGGTTCGACAATCGCCGTGATGAACGTCCATGTTAGTGTATCGGATGAGACTGTGATGCGACTGATACGCCGGTATCAATACGAAGTAGTTGGACGTATCATTAAAGAGAAGATGGAGAAGATGGAGAAGATGGAGAAGAATGATGAGACGATTCACGTTGTTCACAGGCTGAACCTGCTAAAGAAGTTGGTTCGCATGAATGGCGACATGAACGGCTTTGTGACCG